ACCGAGAGGTGCCCCTTCTTCGGGCACAGCCCGACGATTTTCGACAGCTCGCGGTCGCAGCGGTCGGCGGTGCCGACGAACTTACGATACACCGAAAACTGCATCATTTCATAGCCGCGCTTGCGGCGCCGGCGCTGTCGGAGGCCACCTATCGCTCTGCCGTGCTGCAGGAGTGTGTGACTTCAGGACTGCGGGGTCAACCAGACTCCTCCATGTTTGCGAGAGCGACGCCAATGACATGACGCACAATGTGCGTATCGCGCAAGAGGAAAAATCCCACAAACACAAAATAATCCGCGCGCCTCACTGAACAGTGAAAAATAGGACCAAATGCAATGACGCCATTTAGGTCAGCACCGCTGACAACGCCCAAGCCGGAAAACCCAATGATTCCATCCGCTTCAGTCGAGTGCGTCACAGCCCCGCGAATCATCCCCTACCATACCCTCGCGCGCGCGCAGCCTTCATCCCCAACGGCGCTTGACCAGCAGCTTCCCTCCGGCCACATCTCCTCCATGCCCGGCAAGCGACAACCCCACATCGCCCGACGCGTCAGCAAAGCCCTCGCCGTCGTCGATCTCCCGCCCGCAGCCTTGCCGAAGCGCACCCGCAGCCCTCACCCGCTCTCCGCCGATGGCCTGACCCAAATCGAACGCCGCTTCCTGGATGCGCTCTACGACGGCGCCAAGTCCCTCAAAGCGGCGTACCTCATCGCATCGCCCGGTTGCGCACAGACCAGCGCCGCAACCCTCGGCTCATCCATGCTCGATCGGCCACATGTCTTGCGCGCGCTCCATGAGGAGACGGGTAGGATGCGCGCGCTCGGTCGGCTACGAGGTACGGCGCGGCTGCTCGACTTGGTCGATGGCGCGAAATCGGAGTATGTGCAGGCCGACGCGGCGAAGTGGCTGGCCGGTCATGAGGAGCCGGCGGGAGCGGCGGGCGGGCAGGGCTTCGCCATCAACATCGACCTGAGCGAGCCGGGACAGGTGCGAATCCGGGCCATCGGGCCGGGCAAACCCACTACATCTTGAGGCGATGACGCGGCGGCGATAGCGGTTCACGTCGCGCATGGGACAATCGGCCTAAGCCATTGATCCCATTCGCAACAGGATTTCCCATAATCGCGGTTATGCGGATCGCGCTTCCGTCTCGCGCGAGGGCGGCAGGGGTCGCGCAATCGGCGCGCCAGGCGAGACCGGGGGGTCGAAAACCGCGCGCGCCGATGCAGGGCGGGCCTCGACCATCGGTTTTCGGCTGCGAAGGCTCTCGGGTTTTTTCTTCGCGGCGGAAGGTGCGCGCGGTCGAGTGCGTCACGGCGGGCGCCGGCGGCGGTGCAGTGTCAGGGTTCGATGGTCGCGCCGCTTCCCGACATCTTCAATTTCCGTCCCGATGGTGTGGTGCTTCGGCGCTTCATGCGATCGGATGGCTTCGTGCGCGGCATCCGCGGGCCGTGGGGGTCGGGCAAGAGCGCGGGCTGTTGCGTGGAGATATTCCGCCGGGCGGTTCAGCAGAAGCCCGGGCCCGATGGTGTGCGGCGATCGCGCTGGGCGGTGGTGCGGAACACCGGGCCGCAGCTCAAGATGACGACGATCAAGACTTGGCTCGACTGGTTTAAGGCGCACATCTTCGGGCCGTTCAAATGGTCGCCGCCGCTGAAGCATGAGATTGTAATCGCGCTGCGCGACGGGACGCGCCTGGAGATGGAGGTTTTCTTCATCGCCATGGATGACCCCAACGACGTGGCGACGCTGTATTCGCTGGAGCTCACCGGCGCCTGGATCAACGAGGCGCGCTTCGTGTCCAAGGACGTGCTCGACGCGCTCACGGGTCGGGTGAACCGCTATCCCGCGATGAAGGATGGCGGCTGCACCTGGGCGGGTGTCATTTTGGACACCAACGCGCCGGCCGAGGAGCACTGGTGGCCGATCATGGCCGGCGACAAGCCGATGCCCGAGCATTTCAGCGAGGCCGACCGGTTGACGCTGGTGAAGCCGCCGGACTGGGAATTCTACTCGCAGCCGCCGGCGATGCTGGAGGTCTTCAATGACAAGCACGAGCTCGAGGGCTACGTGGTCAATGCCGATGCCGAGAACCTGAAGAACCTGGCCGAGGGCTATTACCCGAAGCTGATCCAGGGCAAGACGCGCGCCTGGGTCGAGGTCAACGTGCTCAACCGCTACGGCGCCGCCTTCGACGGCAGAGCGATCTACAATTCATTCCGGGCCGAGACGCATGTGGCGGCCAAGCCGTTCGAGCCGCTGCCGGGAGTTCCCGTGCATGTGGGGCTGGATTTCGGCCGCACGCCGGCGGCGACGTTCGGTCAGCGGCGGGCGCTGACTTGGTATGTGCCGTTCGAGCTGGTGACGACCGACACGTCGGTGAAGACCTTCGCGCGTGTCTTGCGAGCCTTCATGGCCGAGCGGTTTCCGGCCGGCTCGACGTTCCATATCCATGGCGATCCATCCGGCGACATCCGCTCGCAGACGGACGATACGACGCCGTTCGATATCTTGCGCGCGGAAGGCATCGTGGCGCTGCCGGCGCCGACGAACGATTTCCTGATCCGGGTCGAGGCCGTCGATTCGGTGCTGTCGCGCATGGATGACGGGCACGCGTCATTCGTGCTGTCGCCGCGTTGCGTGGTGCTGAAGGCCGCCATGGAAGGGGGCTACCACTATCGGCGGCTGCAGGTCTCCGGCCAGGAGAGCTACGCGCAGGAGCCGTCGAAGAACCGTTATTCGCACGTGGCCGAGGCGTTGCAATACATGCTGCTTGGGGCCGGCGAGGGCCGGACGCTGCTGCTCGCGGCGGCGGCGTCGCGGCCGAAGCCGACGAACGGCTGGACGCCGTTCTCGGTGTTCAACCGGGAGCGCCGGCTGAACCGGCGCTATCGCTGATGCTGCGCCGGGTTCCGCTGGGCGTGGTCGAGTGGCACATCGCCTTCATCGGCGGCGTGCGGGTGAGCTGGTGGCAGTGGCCGTTGCACCGCGAATTCCGGCATCTCTTCGCCTTCGGCTACGACGTCGACGCACGGGTGTGGCTGCTGTTCGAGTACGCGTTCGAGGGCATCCGGCTCCGGGTGCTGTCGGCCGACCAGCTCGACTGGCTGGTCGCCGCGGTGGTGCAGAGCGGCGGGCGGATTCTCAGGACGCGGCGCCGGCCGGGACGATTGCCGCGGCGGCCGCGCCTGGTGTTCACCTGCGTCACCGCGATGGCGCATCTGCTCGGCTACCGGTTCGGTGCGTTTTCGGTTCGCGGATTCTATAGGAGACTGCTGCGCGATGGCGCTCTTCCCGCATTCACGACGGTGACCCATGGGCTCGATGTTCGGCGGCGGCAAGCCGAAGCCGGATCCTGAGCTGGCGCGTCAGCGCCGCGAGGCCGAGGCCGCCGCCAAGGCGGAGAAGGAACGGCTCGAAGCCGAGCAGCGCGAGGAAGAAGAACAGCGCAAGCGCGGCTTGCGCGGGCGCCGCAGCTTGTTGTCGTCGGCCGGCGAGCTCGGCTTCGGCAATTTGGGAGTGTCTTGACCATGCCGCGAGACAGTCACGGGAATCGCTACGATCGGCCGCCGGACATGAGTTGGGTAGCCATGGCCAAGCGAAAGAAGAAGTCCCCTGCCGCGCTGCCGAAAGAGCCGCTGGAGCCGCCGCGGCTGGGCTCAGGCGGCGGCGGTCTCGGCGCGGCCGGCCGGCGCAGCTTCGGCTTGCTGTCGGGAGCCGGTCGCCGGAAGGTCTGATCGGTCATGCCGTTCGACGGCGCAGCGCGCACCGACCTGAAACGCTGGCTCGCGCGTCTTGACCGCGCGAAGTCGAACCGCAATCTCATCGCCGCGATCATCGACGACTGCTACGAGTTCGCGATGCCGCTGCGCGGCCGCGTGTACAACACGACGCCCAGCGACCGGCGCACCGACCGGCTGTTCGATTCCACCGCGCCCGAGGCCCTGCAGGACTTCGCTTCGCTGATGCTGGACGACGTGTGGCCGACGGACGCCAAGCCGTTCGAGCTGCGCGCCGGCAAGGACGTGCCGGCGGCCGATCGGGAGAAGATAGATGCCGAGCTCGCCGTCATCGGCGAGGACATCATCGAGACGGTCAACAACTCCGACTTCCGTTCCGCCGCGCACGAGGCGATGTTGGACTACGGCATCGCCACCGGCGTCATGACCATCGACGAGGGCGACGCGGTCGAGCCGTTGCGGTGCAACGCCATTCCCCTCAACGAAGCGCTGCTCGACACCGGGCCGTTCGGCCGCATCGATGCGCTCTACCGGGAACGGGAACCGAAGGCCGCGGACATCGCGACGATGTGGCCGGGCGCGGTGCTGAACGATGCGTTGCGGAAGATGGCCGCCGGCGCCGGCGATCAGAAGGTCAAGGTGGCCGAAGGCTTCGAGCGCGACTGGTCGGCGAAGGGCACGGAGACGTGGCGCTTCAAGGCCGTTGCGACGGAGCAAAAGCACGTGCTGCTGGAGAAAGAAACCACCGGCACCGGTTCGGCGCCGTTCGTGGCGTTTTCTTTCATGCGCGTGGCCGGCGAGGTCTATGGCCGCGGGCCGGCCCAGGTCGCCTTGCCGGACATCATGACGCTCAACCAGATCAAGCAGGACGTGCTGGAGTATCTGGAGTTCGCCATCGCCGGCATGTGGCAGTACGAGGATGACGGGGTGCTGAACGTGGACACCGTGCGCATCGCGCCGGGCGCGCTGATCCCGAAGGCGCGCAACTCGAAGGGCCTGGAACCGCTGGCGCCGGCGAGCGACTTCCGCGCCGGCGAGATCCAGATCGAGCATCTGCAGATGGCGATCCGCCGCGTGCTGCTGGGTGACGATCTCGGCCCGCCGACGGGCACGCCGATGAGCGCCACCGAGGTCATGCAGCGCACGGTCAACCGCGCCAAGCGGCTCTCCGGTCCCTACGGGCGGCTGCTGACGGAGCTGCTGTTTCCCCTGGTGCGCCGCGTCGCGCATATCCGCAAGCGGCAAGGGGTGTTCGATCTGCCGTCGATCGACGGCAAGCTGGTGCGGCTGCATCCGCTGTCGCCCTTGACGCGGGCGCAGGCGCAAGACGACGTTCTGCGGCACGATCGCTTCCTGGAACTGCTCAGTGCGCGCTTCGGGCCGGAGGTCATGAATCTGCTGGTGAACGGCGAGAACTACGGCGACTGGCTCGGCGGCAAGATGGGTGTGCAGCCATCGGTGCTGCGCCGGAAGCTGGAGCGTCGGCAGCTCGCCGAAGCGATCACCGCGGCGGCGCAACGGCAAGCGGCGGCGGCATGACCGAGCCCCAGGTGCGCTCGATCGACGGCTTCGTGCGCGGCGAGGAGACCGAACGGCGGATCAATACGGCGTTCGCCAACTGCTTCGGCGGCATCTCCGGGCCGGACGTGCTCACCTACCTCCGGCGCATCACGGTTCTCAACGTGCAGCGGCCGGGGATTTCGAGCGAGGCGCTCTGGCATCTCGAAGGACAACGCTATCTCGTGGGACTGATCGAGGAGAGAATCGAACATGGACGGCGACCCGAATCCCAACCCCAATTCAAACCCGAACCTCGGCGGCGATCCGCCGCCCGCCGCGACACGGCCTGACTACATCCCCGAGAAGTTCTGGGATGCCGCCAAGGGGCAACCGCACCTGGAAAAGCTGGCGCGCGGCTACAGCGAGCTCGAGCTTCGGCAATCCCAGGGCAAGGCCGCGTTCAAGGCGGAGTACGACGCCGAGCGGCTGAGGGGCCGTCCCGCCGCGGCCGACAAGTACGACCTCAAGATCGACGCCGCGAAGCTGCCGGACGGACTCGTCATCCTGGACAAGGAGCCGGGCGAGGACTTCCAGCCGGAGGCCACGAAGCGGTACTTCGTGCTGGACGGCAAGGACCC